GCGCGATGTCGACGGGCGGTGCGATCGCCACGGGCGGCGTCCTCGAATGGCGGAACGGCCGCTCGATCCATCGCTCCGAGGCCAGCGCCAGGGCGAACACGGCGACGGTGGCCACGATCCAGCGCACCGGGTCGATGACGCCACGCTGGGGGTCGACGAGCCCGATCGCAAGCATCTGCCACAGGTAGAGCCCGTAGCTGATCTGGCCGATCCGGACCAGCGGGCGCCACGACAGCCACCCGGGGCGCGCAGTCGCGACGAGCACGAAGCCCGAGACGGCGGCGGCAGTCAGCCCGATCAGCATCGAGTCGGGCTCGAGCACCGTGACCAGGGCCACGATGCCCCACGCCGCGACGGCGACGAGCTGGGGCAGGCGCAGCGGCACGAACGCAAGGACACAGCCCCACAGGATCGAATCGGCGCGTACGTCCGGCCGGTTGTAGGTCAGCGGACCACCCGGAAGCGACAGGCGAATCGCCATCGACGCAGCGATGCCCGCGAACAGCACGGCGAGGAGCGAACGCCGGCCACGGGCAAGCAGGAACAGCCCGGGCCAGAGGAGGTAGAAGATCTCCTCGACTGACAGGCTCCAGGTGCCATTCAGGAACGTGAGCGGCTGCCCGAACGCGGTGGCGATGCTGGCGCCGTAGCCGAGCACCACGACGGCATCGCGCGCCCACTCCTCTGCTCGCCCGAAGATGAAGATCTGGACGAGCCCGACCACCGCGACCAGGGCGACGAGGGCCGGCACGAGCCTTCGGATCCGCCTGATGTAGAAGGCGCGCAGGTCGACGTGCCCGGTCGACGTGATCTCCTGGCGCAGGAGGCTCGTGATCAGATAGCCCGACAGCACGAAGAACAGCGTCACGCCGGCGACGCCGCCGCCCTCGAGGTACGGCAGATGCAGGTGGGCGGCGATCGTCAGGACGATCGCGATGCCGCGCAGACCGTCGAGCTCTGGTCGGTAGGTCATCGCTTCCGCCGGCGCATCGAGACCGAGATCATCATGCCGATGACACCGATCCCGGCGAGGATCAGCAGGCCGTAGCCGATCAGCTGGTCCATCGGGCCCTCCGGTTATCCACAGCCTGTGACAGCCGAGCTGTCAGCGGTCGTCCACATCGAGGTGTGGTAAGTCGGGGATAAGTGACTTGAGTCACAGTCAGGGTGGCGACCATACTCCCCCGCTCGAGGGCGAGTCGGTGCCCCGCCGGCAAGATGGGGATGCTCTCGATGGCTCGATACACCACGCAGGCCGCGGTTCTCGCGGCGATGGATCGCGACATCGACCTCGCGGTCACGACGGCGATCAGCCGGCTTCGCGCTCTCGGCGAATGGTCCGGGCCACCTGGCGGCCTGCTCGCCGGTAGAGCTGGAGCTCCCGCTCGGTCAGCTGCTCGGGCCGGATCAGGTCGACCGGCTCGACCCCAAACAGGGCGCAGAGCCGACTGATCTCCCACGCATCGGGTGCGTGGTCCCCCGCCTCCCACCGTCTGACCTTCGCCTCGCTCACCGCCGCACCGAGCTTCGTCAGCTCGTTCGCCAGATCGGCCTGGCTGCCGGTGCCGTGATCGACCCGCAGCGACAGGATCGTGGCGCCAAGCGTGCGCTTGAACGTCGTTTCTGCGCTCTCGACCACGTCGGCGACCGTAGCCGCCGGGAGTGCCTGTAGCCACAGCGACTTCTGCCGGTAGGTAACAGTGGCGGATGTCAAAAGTCCCTCTTGCACTCTTCCGTCAGTTTTGCTAGTTTGCAGCCATGACCGACGGACGCAAGACCTACGCGCAGTTGCTGGTGGAGGAACGCACCGGCCGGGACCTCCTCGAGGTGCTCCGGGACCTGTACGTCGACAAGCGGCACAGCCAGCGAGAGATCGCCGCGGCGCTCTCGGCGAAGGGCGCACCGGTGAGCCGGGCCCTCGTCAGCGAATGGCTCCGCGAGCTCGGCATCACCCGTGACGACCGACCGGCGGTGGCGCTGTGAGCCTCTACGAGCGGATCCACGGCGTGCGCCTCTGCACCGAGTGCCAGGTCCACGAGGCCGTCCAGGACGGCGCGCTGTGCTCCGACTGCCTCAACGCCTATCTGAGCAAGACACGGCCGCCGGCCCTCCGCGAAGCCGCCTGGCTGACCCGGGCGAAGGCCCAGCCGCACGGCCTGGCTCGCGCGATCGATCGGAGCGCCGCGTGAGCCGGCCCCTGCCGCGCTACCCGCGGCAGGCCGACCGGGATCGTGCGGGCGCGGCTGCGGGCTGGATCGCCCTCGGGATCCTGCTGCTGGTCATGGGCCTCGCGTTCTACGCCGTCCTGCATCTGGCAGGGCTGGTCCCGTGATCCGCCTCGAGGACGTCTTTCCCGATCTGCCGCGCCGCGGATGGCCGGGGCGCCGACGGGCGATCGCCCGCGAGCTCCTGCACGGCACGGTGGAGTTGATCACCTTCCTGCTCATCGTCGCGGCCCTGCTGGGCTGCGTGCTCCTGGTCGCCGCGTCGACGGACACGTTGCCGCGATGACCGACCCACATTCGGCGATCGACCAGCCGACGCCCGCCGCCGCGGGAACTGCCGTCGGGGATCGCCAGCTGCTCCGCGCGAACCGGAGCGGCCCCTAGCGCGGCTGCCTGAGCCTGGCTCCCTGCGGGCTCAGGCACCGCCATTCCACACACGTCAGCCATGCAGCGCCCCCAGAGGAGGAACCAGTGGCCACCGCCACGCAGGCCAAAGGTACGAGCGCCCCACGCAACACCCGCAAGGTCGGCACGCGCCGGCTGTACGAGTGGCGCGCCCCCGACTCGACGGTAGGACAGGAGCCCGAGCGGTACTGGTCGGTCACCACGCTGATCAAGTCGGGCGTGCCTTCGCCCGCGCTCACCTACTGGGGCATGCGCGAGGTCGCGAGCTACGCGGCGGTCAACCACCGCGTCCTCGCCGCGATGCTGGAGGCGGTCCGCGTCCGCAAGACGCCAGGCGGCCTCGCCATCGTCACGGATCCCGACGCCGTCACCGGTGCGATCGACTGGCTCAAGGAGTCGCCCTGGCGCGAGCGCAACCGGAAGGCCGACATCGGGACCGCGGTCCACGCCGCCGTCGAGGCCCACATCCTCGGCGTGCCGTGGCCGGAGCCCGAGGAGGGCACCGAGGGCCACCTGGCCCAGTTCGCGCGCTTCATCGAGGCGTTCCACCCCGTCTTCGAGCTCGCCGAGGCGTCGGTCTACAGCCGGACCGCGAAGTACGCCGGCACCCTCGACTTCATCGCCACGATCCCCGGTCGCGGCCGGGCGCTGATCGACACGAAGACGGCCGGCTCGGGCGTGTACCCCGAGGCCGCCCTGCAGCTGGCCGCCTACCGGTATGCGGAGTTCATCGGGCTGCCCGACGGCACCGAGGCGCCGATGCCCGCGGTCGACGGCTGCGCGGTCCTCTGGCTGCCCGGTGGTGACGATCCCGACGGCTGGGCGCTGATCCCCGTCGTCGCCGACGAGCAGGTCTACCGCTCGTTCCGACACGTGATCGAGGTCGCGCGCTGGGCGGAGGAGCTGTCCAAGAGCGTGATCGGCCAGCCGCTGCCGATCCCATCCGATCCCGCGACCGCCGAGCTGTTCGCCCCAGCCGAGCTCGACGCGCCCGTCGCGACACCCGAAGGAGCAGTCGCATGACCGCCGAGACATTGCCCGCCGTCCGCCAGCCAGGTCCGATCGCCGACGGCACCGCCCTCGGGATCCAGCGCCGCTTGCTCGAGATCGGCAGGATCAGGCTGGGCGAGAAGGGCACGAAGGGCGAGCCGAAGGCGATCTCGAAGTTCCGCCTGACGTCGCGATCGCGCGTCGTGCTCGAGGCGGCCGCTCGCATCTACGGCGGCACGGTCCGGCCATGGGCCGGTGCTCCCGACGAGGGCAGCTTCGAGCTGTACACGACCAGCGACACGCTCGACGTCATGGTCCCGCCGACGATCGCGGCGTACAGCCAGTTCTTCGAGGAGTGGTCCGGCGGGACCTGCAACCTGCGCTGCGACGGGCGCATCGAGCAGATCTCGGGCAAGGCGTGCGATCACGGCGAGCACGAGGGCATGAGCGTCACGACGCGCGTGTCGGTCATCCTGCCGAAGCTGCCCGGCCTGGGCGTGTTCCGTCTCGAGACGAAGGGATGGAACGCGGCTTCGACCCTGCCGTCCTCGCTCGAGCTCATCGGCGCCGTCGGGCGCTGGGTGCCGGCGGTCCTCCGCCTCGAGCACCGCTCGTCCCGCACGCGCGACGAGAAGGGCAAGGTCCTGACCCGGCGCTTCGTCGTGCCGGTCATCGACCTCGTCGCGGCGACCTTCGGCGACATGCTCGCGATGGGCCAGGCGACCGACGAGTACCCCGAGCTCGGCGGCGGGCCGGGATCACTCGCCCTGCCTCCCGGCCCGTCCCAGCCGCGCGGCGGGACGCGCGTCGCGCGACCGGACATGGCGCCCGAGCCACCGCTCGAGGACGAGGCACCGCCCCTCGCGACGTCCGCGGCCGCCACGGGCGGCTTCCCGGTCGCCGAGGATGACGTCTTCGCCGCCGAGCCGGCTTCTGAGCCCGAGGCGAAGGCGACCGAGCCCGTCGACGACCTGGTCGAGCGGATCCGCGAGGCGGCCCTGGGGTCAGGCCTCGAGGGCGACCCGTCGCCGGAGCAGCGCGAGGCCCTGGCGCACCTGTTCAAGGGCTTCCACATGAGCGTGACGCTGGCCGGGCTCAAGACCGTCTTCCCCGATGGCGTCAAGGGCCAGCAGGCGAAGCTCTCGGCCGCCCAGGCGGCGGCGATCCTCACCGTCGCCGGCAAGCTCGACCGCGATGCGCTCCAGGCGACCTGGACGGAGCTGTCGGGAACGCCGCTGTGACGCTCCGAGACGCCGCGCGTCGCCTGCAGGCAATCGCCTCGGACATCCGCGATGTCGCCGGGCGCCTGGATGGCCCCGAGCCCGTCCGCTGGGCCGCGGCGCGGGACCTGCGCTCGACCGCGTTCAACCTCGAGGCGCACGCGGTCATCGCCGAGCGCAAGGGCATCGAGGCGGGCGAGCCGGATCCAGATGACCTCAGCTGGATCGCCACCGCGGCCCCGGGCGAGATCACCGAGGTCATGGGTCGGTGAGCTCGCACGCCAAGCGCCGCCAGCAGCGCTGGACCCGACGCGCGAATGGGCGGACGAGCCATGGCGTCGCACGCCGACTCCGGACCGTCGATGTCGGCCCGCCGGCCTGCAAGTGCGAGTGGCTGCCCGGGCTCGGGGTCGATAGCGCGGGCTGCCCGCTCCACGGCGATGGGAGCCCGGCGTGAAGCCCGAGCTCTCCGCCGCGATCTTCGCCGCCCGTGAGCTCGCCTGGCAGCCGCACGTCAACCTGTCCGACAAGAAGCGGTACGCGCACCGTCTCGAGGTCCACCAGCGCCTCGTCGACGCGCTGTCGAAGACGACCGCGCTGAGTGCGAACGCCAGCCCCGAGCTGCGCTACCTCGTCGAGGCCATCCACCGCGTCGCGGCGTGTTCCTGGGCGAATCGCATGGGCGCGCCGTACTACGCGCGGAAGCAGGCGGTCGCCGAGCTCCGAGGGTGCCTGCTGGCCTATGACCGGAGCCGCGAGGTCGCGGCATGAGCATCGTGTCGTCGCGCGAGGAGCGCCAGGAGGCCACGAAGCGGGCCACCGAGGAGACGAGCGAGCAGCTGCGCGCCGACCTCGAGTACTGGACGGTCGCGAAGCTCGACCACCACAAGAGCTGGCTCGAGCTGACCGAGCAGCGTGGGCGCATCGCGGAGCTGTACAGCGAGGCCGACGCCTGGGTCGACCTGATCGCCGAGGAGCTGCACCGCCGGCGCAATGAGGCACTGACGTGAAGCCCCGGGTCAGCTGGCTCGCCGGCGACGCCGCAGGGCTCGGCCACGCGCGATTCGGGAGCGAGCCTCGGACCGCGTGCGGCGAGCGCGCGATCGATGCCCGCCACGCCTGGCCGATCAGGGCTCGCTGCCCGATCTGCACAGCTGCCGTGGTGCGGCTGATGAACGAGAAGGCCGCACCAGCGGCCCGGTAGAGGAAGGAGCGAGCACGTGGGCAAGATCGTGGCGTCGTACCTGCTGAAGCTGCACCTGCACGAGCCGGACGAGGGCACAGCGGGTGCCACCGCCGAGCAGCTCGACACCCTCACCAACGACGACGTCAAGGCGGCCATCGTCGCCGGCGTCGGCAAGGAGCTCAGCGTCGCCGAGGTCACCGTCAGCCTCATCGAGAGGACGGACGACTGATGGCCCAGGACGTGGACGGCGCCGCCATCGGGCGCCTGCGCTCCGTGTCGGCTGGGATCGACGGCTCGGGCCAGACGGGCATGGACGAGACGCCGCTCGACAAAAAGGTCCTGAGCGACCTCCTCGAGCGCCGGCTCCGGGCGGCCGACGACGTCGCCGAGGTCCGGAAGACGTTCAAGGAGGCCGACAAGGCGGCGAAGGCGGCGATCGAGAAGCTCGACCTGGCGGACGGCCAGGCGATCCGGGTCGGTCGCTTCCGGATCACGCGCTCCGCCGTCGCGGCCCGCCACGTCGAGTTCGACACCGACCCGACGTCGCGCCTGACGATCGAGCTCTTCAGCTAACCCGTGCCCACCGTTCGCGACGGTCGCGGCCGCCTGACCGAGTACCGGGTGGATCCCATCGGCTCGCCACCTGGTCCGGTCGAGCGCGCCCAGGTATCGGCCGCCCGCATGGCGGATTTCGCGGCCGAGCGCGCTGCGCGAGTCGCACCGGCCGCACCGTCACCTGCGCCGGCGAAGCCGAAGAAGCGCACCCTGAACCCGGTCCGCGCCACTGCCCGTGCCGAGCGCGTCGCGCGCTACCTGGACGCGATCCGGACCAGCGACAGCCACCGCGAGGCTGCGGAGCGCCTGGGCGTCGGCAAGCACTCGCTCGAGATGTTCGTCTCGGACCTTCGCCGGCGGCGGGAGCTGCCCGACGACGTCGAGGAGCTGCTCAGGCAGCGCAACCCGGCCCGTGGGCGGCACGGCGGACGCCCCAGGATCAACGGGGCGGCGACGCCCCAGGCCGCACCACAGAGCCAGGAGGCGGACGTCCCGGCGACGGTCGTCGTCGAGCTCGGATCCACCGGGGACGCCACCCCGGCCGAGCGAGTTGCCACGCCTCCTGACCCGATCCCGGTTGTGCCGCTGTCGGCCGTCACGATCGAGGAGGCCACCGACGGAACCGTCCTGCATCTGACCGTCCGGATCGACGCGGCTGAGCTGGCACGCGCCATGGACGGCTGGCCGAACTACACGATCCAGCCCTTCGTGGATGGCCTGGCTCGGATCGTCGCGGCGGCGGCGAAGCGATGAGCGGCTCGGTCATCCGCTGCGAGCACTGCGGCGCCCAGAACCCGGTCACGCGGACGACCTGCCGTGCCTGCCGGAGGCCGCTGTGAGGGAGAGCGCGCTCGTGCAGGGCTACAGCCGCACGCAGGGTGCCGACGACACGCGTGTCGAGGCCCGGCCGTGTGCCTGCGGAGGCATCGTCCGGGCGGATCCGGCGGCTCCTGGCAGGGGCGTCGCGCAGCACAACGCATCGCCTCGGCATCGCGGCTGGCGCCTCGCCACGGGTCGCCACGACCACTGGTGGCAGGAGGAGCTCGACTGATGCCCCGATTCGAGGGCTTCGAGGTCATGGACGTCTCGACATCGCTGCCCAACGACCCGAAGGTCCGCCGGCTCGCGAGGGAGCATCCCGAGCAGCTCGGGCCCGCCTTCCTGGTCTACGTCGCCACCGTCGCCGACAGCTGGCAGGCCGGGACGAGGCAGTCCTGCGAGGACTCCTGGCCGTCGTACCTGGGCTTCGACCAGGGCGTCGTCGACGCCCTGAAGGACGTCCGACTTCTCGACGGAAAGGGCCTCGTGCCCCTGAAGACTTGGCGCGGATGGTTCGATCCAGCGCGTGAGCGCCGCGAGAAAACACGAGAGAGATGGCGTCGGGCAAATGCCCATCGCCAGCAATCCACAGCTGATCCCCGATCAGAGGACAGCGACGAGGCAGCGCGGACACCGCGCGGTAGAAACGCGGTTACACAGGCGATCCCGTCCGTACCGATTCCGTCCGAATCAGAATCCGCCCGTAGCCCTCTAGGTGAATCTTCCCCATCGCGCGAGGCCGACGTCGAGGACGTCTTCGGTGTGGCGGGCGGGCGACGGGCGGATCAGGGAAGCAACGGACGGGAGAAGAGCGGGCCGAGCCGGGTCGCTGATGAGCTGCCGGCCATCGCGGCACGGCTCCAGGGATCCAGGCGATGAAGGCCACCGCTGCCTTCGACAAGGTGACCGGCGGTCGCCCGCTGTCGACGAAGACCCACGAGTGGATCGCCGACCTGGCCGACCGGTTCGGTGATGAGGAGACCGCAGCGGCCATCGAGGCAGAGGCGTCGGCTGGCTCGTTCGACAAGCTCCTGGGCCGGGTCCGGGATCGTCTGGCGAAGGCACAGCTGCGTGAGGAGCGGAGGGCCCCAACCGAGATCACCGGTCGCGAGATGCTAGCCATCGTCCGCGGTGAGCGCGAGGAACCCGACCCCCCCTACGTCTGGGACACGCGCGGTCTGACCGGTGCTGAGTACCACGAGATCCTGGCATGGCGGGCGGGCCCGCGGAGTGCGCCGTGGCTGGCGTGAGGCCAGGGGTGGGGGAGATTCAATTCGTCAATACCCGGGTTGACAGCCGGGTCGGCTGTTTGATCTCTCTCTCCGGCCGATTCGCGGCCCTCGAGGCCCTCCGATGACCCGGGAGCCGATGGCGTTCGACGCCGAGGGGACCTTGATCGAGGCGCCCGCCGGCATGACGCGCCTGGTCCTGGCGATCGACCCCGGCCCAACGCGATCGGCCTACCTGGTCCTCGACGTCGAGACGCGACGGCCGGTGAGATTCGACATCGTCGACAACGACGAGCTGTTGAGGTTCTGCCGGCACTCGCTGTACCCGCTCGACATCAGCGACGTCGTCATCGAGAAGGTCGAGTCGTTCGGAATGTCGGTCGGTGCAGAGGTCTTCGAGACCGTCTTCTGGTCCGGGCGCTTCGCCGAGGCCGCCGACGTGGTCGCGACCGTCAGCCGGCTCGGCCGGATCCGGATCAAGAACCACCTGTGCCACAGCTCGAAGGCGAAGGACTCGAACATCCGCCAGGCGTTGATCGACCGCTACGGCGGACCCGACGCGATCGGGCGGAAGGCTGAGCCCGGGCCCCTGTACGGGATCTCGAAGGACGTGTGGTCAGCACTCGCGATCGCCGTGACCCACGTCGACCAGGAGGGCGCCGCGGCATGACTCGAGACGACCAGATCCCGCCCGACGACCCCGGTGCCGAGGTCATCGAGAAGATGAAGCGCCTCGGTCTCGTCCGCGTTCGCGAGGAGGACCTCGACAAGCCGTGGGGCAAACAGCACCTCGAGCTCACAGAGGCCGGCCGCGCCCACAAGACCCAGCTGATGCGCGAGCATCCCGAGCTGTTCCCCTCGTGATCCGGATCGCCAAGGGCCTCGAGCTGCCCGACGACGTCGCGACGCAGTCGATCGCGATCCTCGCCCGCCGTGGCGCCGGCAAGACCTACACCGCCTCGGTCATCGTCGAGGAGGTCATCCGCGCCGGGATCCCGGTCGTCGTGCTCGATCCGACCGGCGCGTGGTGGGGCCTGCGCACGTCGGCCGACGGCCAGAAGCCCGGGCTGCCGGTCTACGTGTTCGGCGGCGACCATGCCGATGTCCCGCTCGAATCGGCTGCGGGCAAGGTGATCGCCGACGTCGTCATCGACCACCCGGCTGCCTACGTCGTCGACCTCTCGGCCTTCGAGTCGAAGGGTCAGGAGATCCGGTTTGCCGCCGACTTCCTCGAGCGGCTGTACCGGGCGAAGAAGCGCGAGACAGGCCCGCTCCTGGTCGTCGTCGACGAGGCCGACCTCTTCGCGCCGCAGCGCCCGGGCCCGGAGCAGACGCGGACCCTCGGCGCCCTCGAATCGATCGTCCGCCGCGGCCGGATCAAGGGCCTCGGCGACCTGCTGATCACGCAGCGCGCCGCGGTCCTGAACAAGAACGTCCTGACCCAGACCGAGGTCCTCGTCGTCATGCAGACGACCGGGCCCCAGGACCGCGCAGCGATCGACGAGTGGATCGCCGGCAACGGCAGCCGCGAGCAGCGCGATGATGTCCTCGGGTCGCTGGCCGGCCTCGAGCGCGGCGAGGCGTGGGTGTGGAGCCCGCAGTTCCTCCGCATGCTGCGCCGCGTCCGGATCCGCCAGCGCACGACGTTCGACTCGAGCCGGACGCCCGAGGTCGGCGAGGTCGCGATCACGCCGCAAGCATTCGCCCAGGTCGACCTCGACAAGCTCGGCGCCCGGATCCGCGCGAGCGTTGAGCAGGCGAAGGCAAACGACCCCGCCGAGCTCCGGAAGCAGATCCTCGCCCTGAAGCGCGAGCTCGATCAGCGCCCGACCGAGCAGGTTGTCCAGACCGTCGAGAAGATCGTCGAGGTCCCGGTCCTCAACGGTCAGGTCGATGAGCTGCGCGAGCGAGCCGAGCGACTTCAGGACGTCGGCGCCTCGGTGGTCGCCGTCGGCACAGACATTCTCGCCGCCATTGGGCGAGTCGCTGCGGCTCCCCGGCCCGCCGCTCAAGGCCAGCAGGATCGGGGGTCGCGCCCCGCGGGTCGGCTGGTAGAGCGGCGGGCCGAGGCGCCGCCGCCATCGGCTGCCGGAGGTCTCCCGAGCGAGGCCTCGTTAGGCGAGGCGCGACAGCTGAAGGCGGGCGCTCGCCGGATGCTGTCCGCCCTCGCCCAGCTCCACCCGACGCCGCTCACGCGCTCGCAGATCGCGACGCTCGCCGACGTCAGCCCGGCCGGCGGGACCTTCTCGGACTACCTGTCGGCGATCCGGAGCAACGGCCTGATCCTCGAAGAGAACGGCACGATCGCGCTCACGTCCGCCGGCCAGCAGCTCGTCGCCGGCGAGCTCGGCAGCGGCGCGCCGACGCCGCAGCAGCTGCTCGACCTGTGGGGCCGGAAGCTCAAGGCGGGCGCCAGGCGGATGCTGGCGGTGCTGCACAACGTCTACCCCGACGGCGTCACCCGGGCTGAGCTCGCTGAGCGTGCCGAAGTCTCGGCAGCCGGCGGCACGTTCAGCGACTACCTGTCATCGCTCCGTCGTAACGGCCTGATCGACGAGTCGGGCGGGCAGATCCGCGCCGGCGCGGCGCTGTTCCTGGGCGAGCGTGGCTGACCGCGAGGCCCTGCGCCTCGATGAGGTCGCGCAGCTGCTCGGCGTGCACGTCGAGACGGCGCGAAAGTGGGCGATCGCCGGCGAGCTGCCCGCCCGCAAGGTCGGCGGGATCTGGCTCGTTGGAGTCACGGCGCTGCGACAATGGCTGCATGGCCGGGAGGCGGAGGATGCCGGGCGACGGGTCGGTGTACCAGCGGAAGGACCGTCTCTGGGTCGCCCAGATCAGCCAGGGCCCGCGGGGCAACCGGACCCTGACCCGGCGATACGCCCACTCGAAGGCCGAGGCCCGCGCCCTCCTCGACGAGCTTCGAATCGCCGGCGGGCGGGTCGATCGGCGGACGACCGTTGGCGCCTACCTGCGCGCCTGGCTTGACGGGCCGGGGCGGACCGTGCTGAAGGCGTCGACCTGGGAGACCTACGAGCTGACCCTGCGCCGGCAGCTGCTGCCTGCGCTCGGCTCGGTCCCGCTGGCGTCGCTCAGCCCCGAGCACGTCGAGCGCCTCGTCGCCGACCTTGGCGCGACGCTGACGCCGAAGGGCATCCGGAACGTTCTCTCGGTCCTCGGCCGGATCCTCGCGATCGCCGAGCGGCGCGGCCAGATCGCCCGCAATCCGGTCCGTTTCGTCGAGCCGCCGCGGCCGGCGTTCCGCGAGGAGCGGGCGGCGCTCACCGCGGCTGACGCCCGGCGGATCCGCGAGGCCGTCACCGGCGACAGGCTCGAGGCGCTGTACCTGGTCACCCTCGCGGCCGGACTCCGCCAGGCCGAGGTCCTCGGGCTGCGCTGGGTCGACGTCGATCTCGTCGCCGAGCGGATCCGGATCGCGGTGGTCCTCGATCGTGTCGCCGGCCAGTACGTCCTCGTCGAGCCGAAGACGCGCCGCTCGCGCCGCACGGTGTCGCTGCCGAAGTTCGCGATCGATGCGCTGCGCGACCATCGAGCCCGCCAGCTCGAGGAACGGGTCGCCGCCGGCGCGCCGACCGAGGACGGCCTCGTGTTCGTCACCGAGGCGGGCCGGCCGATCAGCGCGGGCTGGCTCAGCCACCGCTGGCCGAAGATCGCCGTGCGAGCGGGACTCGCCGGCGTCACGTTCCACGACCTGCGCCACGGCCAGGCATCGCTGCTGGTCGCCGCCGGCGTCCACCCGCGGGTCGTCCAGGAGCGCCTCGGCCACGCGACGGTCGCGATGAGCATGGACGTCTACAGCCACGTCGCCGGTGCGTCCGATCGCGACGCTGCGGACCGCCTGCAGGAGGCGATCGGGTGATCACGTTGGAGTCACCGGGTGGAGTCACGGCACCGAGTAGTCGCGGTGAATCACGGTGACTTCACGATCAGTGTGGCGCGCCCGGCGGGACTCGAACCCACGACCTTCAGGTCCGCAACCTGAGGTCTCGCCGATCGAATCGGCCGCGATTTGGAGTCCCGCTGGATTCACGGCCCGCCAGAACGGCTCGTGGTAGCTGCGATCGTGACGCGCGAGCCCTGGCACCGGCGGGCCGGGGCCCGACTCCCGGGCGGTCCCGGTGCTGGTGCTGTTCGGGCCGACGGGCGGCGCGAGGCCACGCGGCATCGGGCGATCGCGGACATCGAATGCTTCCGCTGCGCGGCTCCGGGCTGGGTCGGCGAGCGCGACAAGAACCGCCGCAAGCTGATCGCGATCCGCGTTGTCGCCGGAGGCTCGACCCTGGGCACGACGCTGCTGTGCGGCGAGTGCGTCGGTGTGCTCAAGCCGCTCGATCCGGATCCGCTGACCGTCGAGGCCAGCCCTTGACGTAACCGGCCACGGTCGTTCCTGCATGGCAGGCGTGGTTCCCTCCTCCACTGGCCGGGCCGGGTGCTCTGCGGGGTTCCCGGCCCGCTCCGTCTCGTGACGTGCAGATCCCGGTCGAGGTCGTCCTGGGCCCGTTCGGGGCCCTCGCCCTCGCGCTGCTGTGGATCTGGGACCTCCGCAGGCAGAACGCCGCGCTCACGGAACGGCTCAACCGCTTCCTCGACAAGATCGAGGTCGCGCCTCGAGAAGCGTCGAAGTGAAGTGGCTGCCTGACGTGATCGAGCGACTGCTGGGCCGCGAGCCCGCGACGCCCGAGCTCGAGCGCGCCGACCAGGTGCTCGAGCGCGTCGACTCGATCCGGATCATCGTCCGGCCCAAGAACCGCCGGGCCCTTGCCGAACTGCGCCGTCTCGCTGAAGGCCATGCGCGTCGATGAGTCCGCTGATCCTGGTCACGATCGCGGTGATCCTCGTCGCGACCCCGCTGTCGATCCTCGCGTCGATCTTCTGCTGGCAGCTGTACCGCGAGGATCGGACGAATGGGTTGGCGTTGGTCCTCGCCGCCGTCGTGACGGCGACCACGAGCGCCGGCGTCCTGCTGGCTATCCCGACGCTCTTCTTCGTGACCGGGCATACGCCGCCTTTCGCCGGCCAGCTGGTGCTCGTGGCGATCGACATCCTGCTGCCGGCGCCGGTCGTGATCGCGGCGTACCTGCGATGGCTGCGTAGATGACCCGCCACCGCCTCGAGGTCGTGACCGCGTTCTTCGCCGGCGTCCTGCTCACGCTCGCCGTGGGGGGTCCGGTCCAGGCGGGCGGCCACAACTGCCGGCCGGCGTGGAAGTGCAACCCACCGACCGCCCGGGTTTCACTGCCCGCCCCGACCGCAACCTCGCTTGTACCGACGGTCGCGCCGACGTCGCCGCCCGTCCCGACGCCGCCGCCGACCGCCTCGGCCTACAGCCTCGACGAGGAGTGCTCGGGCCCGGGGCTCAATCCGGCCTGGTCGGCGCTGTACGGCCCGGGCGACCCCGGCGATCGCCTCGACACCGACACCATGGGCGATCTGCGCCAGGTCTCGGTCGCCGGCGGGATCTGCACGCTCACCGTCGAACGCAAACAGACACCATCGGGCCGGCCGTTCGCCGGCGCCGCCATGGCGCCCTACGGCACCTTCGGCCAGCGGTTCGGCACCTACGAGGCGCGGATCCGGTACGACGAGGCGAAGGGCACCTGGCCGTCGCTGTTCCTGCTCCCGGTCGGGCAGAAGGGCCCGTATCCCGAGATCGACGTCTTCGAGGCATACGGCGACCCGGCGTGTCTTGGCCCGGGCGCGCTCGTCTCCGCGGTCCACTACGCCGGCGAGATGACATCGGACTACCGCGTCGTGCCCGTCTCGAGCTCGTCGGGCTGGCACGTCCAGCGGCTCAGCTGGACGGCGGCCGCGGTCACCTTCTCGATCGACGGCGCCGTGACGTTCACGACCGCGGCGCATGTCCCCCAGGTCGCGATGTACCCGATCGTCGTCGCCGGCGTCGGCGCGAACAACCCGGCCTGCCGCGCCGACGCAACCACCCCATCGCCGCTGGTGCTGCAGCTCGACTATCTGAGGGTTTCGCCATGACCGAGTACCGACCTCGCTGGTATCCCCAGCTCGATGGCTCCCCGCACCAGGGCGACAACTGCGGTGCCGCGTCGGGCGGGATGCTCGCCGACCGAGCCCGGAAGGGCGCCAAGCCTGCGACGGCGTTCCCGTGGAAGACGGCGATCCGCCCGCAGGCTGATGGGACGGGTTGGGTCACGCCGCTGCCGACGATGTCCTCGGCGATCAGGACGTGGTGCACCAACCACTTCAATACGTCGGGCCAATTCGGCCTCTTCGCGAAGTGGATCCGGGCCGCGTTGAAGGCGATGTACGGCGTCGACACCGGCTACGCGATCGGCGTGCCCTGGTCGACGTTCGTCGCGTTCATCGTCGCCCACCGCGGCTGCATCATCGCGATCAACTACGCCAAGGTCACGACGCACCGGGCAGCGGCGTTCACCGGTCGCCACTGGCTGATCGTCAACGAGCGCCGCGGCAGTGCGGCGACCGGCTACGAGTACCTCGTCTACGACCCGCTCGCGGACCACCGCCGGGCGGGTATCCCCCAGGGGCCCCAGTGGTGGTCGGCCGGCGAGCTGCGCCGCGCCTTCGAGGCGACGACCTCCGAAATCATCTACTCGAACCCGACAGCGTAGGAGGCTTGAACCATGGGCTACTCGAAGCTCGTCAAGGTCTCGGACCGGAAGGTGCGGTTCGTCCACCAGCTGAACAGTGACGGCACGGCGTACGCCGAGGACGTCACGATCGAGCTGCAGGAGGGCGTCGACCCGAGCCGGCTCGCCTACCTCACGGCCCAGGACGGCAAGGTCGGCATCGCGTCCTGGTCGTTCTCGCCGGCCGACGTTCCGACGGACCTTCTCTTCCCGGAGGAGTAGGCCATGCCCAAGGACAAGGACGACATCGAGCTCACCGAGAACGAGGCGAAGGCCCATGTCGCCGCGCACGAGAAGGCCCACGGCCACGAGATGAAGGAGCCGCCCGGCCAGGCCAAGAAGAACGACGTCCCGACCCAGGCCGAGCTCGACGCGGATGTGCCGGTCGGCGAGCCAATCCAACCGGACGACTGAAAGGAGTCCAGCCCAATGGAACTGCCCGATCTCACCAACCTGACGTTCCTGCAGCTCGGCACATACCTCGTGCTGATCGCCGCGGCGGACGTGATCTTCAACACCGTGCTCGCCATCGTCCACGGCAATTTCAGCGCGGCCTACGTCGCCGACTTCATCCGGACGCACCTGCTGCTGCGGGTGACGGCGATCCTCCTGGTCGCGTCGTTCGGCCATGGTGTCCCGGCGCTCGGTGTGCCGGCCATCCCGGCCGTGAACATCGCCGCGGCAGCGGCCCTGGGCGCCTACCTCGCCGAGACGGTGTGGTCGATCAAGGGCGCGTTCACCGATACCAAGCCCGTCCCGGAGCCGCCGACCCCGACGCCGAGTGGCTGAGTGGCGAACGTCTACCGACGGGGCACGAAGAGCGTCCACCGCTCGATCCGTGAGGCTGCCCAGCGGTTCGACGTCAACGAGTGCAACCTCGACCCAGGAGGCGAGTGGGGTCCCGTCGTCCCAGCCGGTCCCCGCTGCGAGGCGTGCTTCGGCGGCGTCCGGACCAGCCGCCGGCCCAATGGTCGGCGTCCTGCGCTGGTCGCTGCGACTGCGGCGGCGGTCTTCGCGGCCTCGGTCGTCTTCGCGTCGTCGCTGGACGCCCCGGTGAACATCGCGCCGTTCGGGACGGCCAGCCCTTCGCCGACGTTCGCCAGCGTGACGCCGGGGCCCTCGGTGCTCCCGGCTGCGCCGACATTCGAGCCGGTTCCGACGCTGGGCCCGCTGCCAACGTATCCGCCCGCCCCCACCTTCGGGCCGCTGCCGACCTGGCCGCCGTTCCCGCCGCTCCCGACCCTGCGTCCGCTGCCCAATCCGAGCCTTCCGCCGCCGCCCCTCATCTGCCGGCATCCGGGGCAGCACGTCGGCGTGCTCGATCCCTGCAAGTGGCCGCACCAGTGACCAGGAAGCGAGACGTGATCGCACCGGGCCCTCGCGCCGAGGACGACGACGAGATCGCCGCGGCGTTTTTCGGCACGGGCACGCTGCACCAGCTGACGGAGCCCGAGGCTGACGACCCGCCGGGGATCTGGCTCCCGATGCACCGCAGCGGCAGCCGCTTCGGTGGTTGGCGTCGACGGCCGGTTGACCCCCCCCCACGCGTCATCGGGTTCCGGCGGCCATGAATCGCCACGCCCGCCGCAAGGCAGCCCGCCCCAGCCGAGCCCAGGCATACGCCACGGGCCTGCAAAAGGTCTGGAACGCCCAGCGCCCGACGCCCGAGGAGGCCCGTGAGCTGAGACGGCGGCGGCTCGCCGACGGCACTTACCCGCTCCCGGCTCCGATGGATCCGGCGCGATGAGCCTCGACGACCTCCGCGCGCTCTACCAGACCGCCAAGTGGCGGCGGGTCCGGCGTGCGTTCCTGCGCCTCCATCCGATCTGCGCCTGGCCGGGCTGCGCCGCACGGGCGACCGTCGTCGACCACATCATCCCGCGGTCCCGGGGTGGGGCGACCTGGGATCCGCGGAACTTCCAGCCGTTCTGCAAGCCCCACCACGACGAGAAGACGGCGCGCGAACAGGGCCGGCGCCGGTCGCGGCCCGCCGATCGCCGCCAGCTCGAGTCGCCGGCGTCCGGCGTCGTGACCCGCGACTACAGCCGAGGCGTCGCGTGAGCGCGATGGCGGCGCCGGTGCTGAGCCCGATCCACGCCGCGCGCCAGGCGCCCCGACGTCGGGCCAAGTTGGTCGGCAGCGCCTTGCCGCGGATCGCGCCGCCGCTGCCCGAACGCCACGACCTCGAGGGCTTCCGGCACGAGGCTCGCGGGCTCGGCATCACGCTCATGCCCTGGCAGGAGACGGCCGCCTGCTACCTCGAGGCGCAGCGCCGCGACGGGCGTCACCTCTTCGGCGAGGTCGCGATGATCGTCGCCCGCCAGAACGGGAAGACGACCGAGCTGATCCCGCTCATCACGAAGCGCCTGCGGGCCGGCCGGCGGGTCATGCACACCGCCCAGAACCGGGAGCTGCCGCGCGAGGTCTTCGGCCAGGTCGCCGACATCCTGGGCGACAGCGGCGAGCTCGCGATGCGCCGCGGCCGCCCGATCATGCCCCGCTTCGCGAACGGCCAGGAGGAGATCCAGCTCGCGAACGGCGGCAAGTACCGGATCGTCGCGCCGACGCGGGGCGGGGCCCGCGGCCCGGCCAACGACGATGTCATCGTCGACGAGGCCCGCGAGCTCGAGTCGTTCGAGTTCATCGCCGCGGCGAAGCCGACCCTGACCGCGTCGAAGGACCCCCAGTTCATCTACCTCTCGAACATGGGCGACGAGGAGAGCGTCGTCCTGACCTCGCTGCGCGATCGCGCCGGCGCGGATCCGCGCCTGGCCTACATCGAGTGGTCGGCCGCGCCGGAGCGGGACGCCGGCGATCGCGACGGGTGGCTCGAGGCGAACGGCGCGATCGGCCACACGCCGGGCATGCTCGAGTACCTCGCGGACGAATACCGGGCGAACAAGCTCGGCGGGACGATGGCGATCTTCGAGACCGAGCACCTGTGCCGCTCGGTCGCGACCCGGCGCGAGCTCCTGGTCAACGTCGGGCTGTGGAACAGCCGCGGCGTCGAGGCCAGCGACATCGGCGATCCGGTCCGCCCGTTCATGGCCGTCAGCGTCGATCCGGCCGGTCGCCGCGCGTCGGTCGCGATCGCCTGGCGACGGCCCGACGAGAAGGTCGCGCTGCGCCTCCTCTACGACGTCCCGGGAAGCCCGATCGACACCGACGCCCTGGGCCGTGATCTGCGACGCGACGTGAAGGCCCGCGGGATCCAGCTGACGGGGTTCGACTCGCTGACAGATGCCCAGCTGGCGCGGTACTTCCTGCGCAAGGAGCCGATCGTCGGCACGAAGTTCGCCAACGCCTCGGCCCGTTTCGTCGAGCTGATCGAGTCCGACCGGCTCGTGTGGCACGACGCGGCCGCGGTCGGCAGCGACCTGTCCTGGACGGCGCGCAAGCCGCACGCGGAGACGGGCACGTTCGAGGCCGTGCGGGCCAACGACGAGCGGCCGATCACCGCGGCCAACGCCGCGATCCGGGCCGTCTGGCTGGCTTCTGAGCCCCGCCGCGCGGCGGTCTCGCGCTCACCGGGGGCGATGGGCTTTTAGATGGCCGAGATCTCGCTGCAGAACGCCGCGATCCAGACGCCCGCGTGGTGGCTCAAGCGCCTGCTCGACAAGCTCCGAGCCCGCGCCGCCGACGCGCGCCGATTCGACGAGTTCCACGAGGGCAAGCAGGGCCTGGCGTTCGCCTCGCAGAAGTTCCGCGAGGTCTTCAGCCAGCGGTATCAGAACCTGCCGTCGAACCTGATGCCGCTCGTCGTCAACGCGGAGAAGGACCGCCTCATCATCCAGGGCTTCCGCTTCGCGAACCGGCCCCAGGGCGACCCGGCGACCTGGCGGATCTGGCAGGACAACCAGCTGGACGCGGAGAGCCTGATCGCCCACGAGATCGCGCTCGTGAAGGGCCAGGCGTTCACGCTCGTGGCGCCATCGCCGGACGGCCCCGTCATCACGATCGAGGATCCGACCGAGGTCATCGTCGAATCGGCGCCGGGCAACCGCCGCCTGCGGCTTGCCGCGCTGAAGGTCTACCGGGACGACGCCGGCTACATGCGGGCGTACCTGTACCTGCCCGACGGCATTTACCGCTACATCTCGAGGATGCCGGTCCAGGGCGACACGACCGGGACGTGGGAATCGATCACCTGGTCGGAGTACGTCGAGGCTGACGCGGTCTTCCCGGTGCCGAATCCGCTGGGTGTCGTGCCCGTGATTCCGCTCACGAACCGGCCGCGACGCGACGGTTCCGGACGCTCCGAGATCGAGCCCGTCATGGGCAACCAGAACGCGATCAACAAGCTCCGCTTCGACGCCCTCGTCGCCTCGGAGTTCGTTGCCTTCCCGCAGCGATGGGCGACCAACATCGACATCCCGGAAGACCCGGACACGGGCAAGCCGATCAGCCCGTTCCGGCCCGGCGTCGACATGATCTGGGCGCAGCGCCGGCTCGATCCGGAGCAGGCCGCCGAGTACGGCGACAAGCCGCCCCAGCCGGCCTTCGGCCAGTTCCCGTCAGGCGACCTGTCCGGCTACTTCACCGCGATCGAGAACGAGCTCAGCCTGATGGTCGCGGGCTCGGCGACGCCGTACTACTACCTGTTCGGAGCACCGTCGTCGGTCCCGCCGACCGGCGAATCGATCAAGAGCTCCGAGGCCGCGCTCGTCAAGAAGGTCATCGCCCAGGAGCGCCACTTCGGCGAGGGCTGGGAAGAGACGATGCGCCTGGCGCTCGTCGCCGACGGCCAGAAGGCGAAGGCCCGGACCGACGGCGAGGTCATCTGGGGCGACGAGGAGACGCGCAACGAGGCCGTCCGCACCGACTCGGTCCTGAAGCAGTACGTCGCCGGGCTCCTGCCGCCCGAGTTCGCGCTCGAGGAGCTCGGCTACAGCCAGCAGGCGATCGCCCGGATCATGGAGCTGCGGCAGCCGGTCGTCCTGCCGGCGTCGGCGCCTGGTGGCCTAGGCGGGACCTCCGGCGGGTGAGCGCGAAGACCGCGCAGGCCGATCTGCCCGTCCTGCGCTCCTCGCTCCGTGAGCCTCGGACCCGCCGCGCCATCCGGCGGATGTTGTACGAGGCCCTCGGCCGGCTCGGCCGGGTCGATTCAGTCGACGGCTACGTCGTCGATCCACCCGACGGCCCGTTCGCCGATCCGGCCTACGCCGGCGAGGTCGACCGGGACCACTACGCGATCGTCCGCATCCGCGGGCGGGTTTCGCCCCGCGTCCATTGACATATGGGAGGCAAATAGGCAGCGATGACAGAACCACAGTCCGCGGGCGCGACGCCCGTCGCGGGAGGCGCGACGCCTCCACAGACGCCGGCCACGCCGGCAGCACCGGCCTCCGGTGGCACGACGACACCCGCGACGGGTGATCCGGACGGCCTCGGCGACGCGGGCAAGCGCGCCATCCAGCAGGAGCGGGACGCCGCCGCGGCCGCGAAGCGCGAGCGCGACGAGTTCAAGCGCCAGCTGGAGGAGCTGCAGAACGCATCGAAGACCGATCAGGAGAAGGCGCTCGTCGCGGCGAAGAACGAGGGCAAGGCCGAGGTCCTCGGCAAGTACGAGGCCGCGGTTCGTCGTTCAGAGGTGCGCGCGGCGCTCTCGGCAGCCGGGATCGCGAGCAGCGTGCTCGACCTGGCCGTCCGGGCCGACGAGTTCGCGGGCCTGAAGGTGACCGACGACGGCGACGTCGACGGGCTCCAGGCCGCGGTCGATGCGTTCAAGAAGGCGAAGCCGGACCTGTTCGGGAAGGCGGGAGCCGGCAACGGCGCTGCGCCCGACTTCGGCGGGGGTCCGCGAGGGACCGCGGCCGGCGCCGGCACCGACGTCAACTCGTTGATCCGACGCGCGGCGGGGCGCGCCTAGAAAAGACCCCGACGAAGGGAGTCGTTCGTGACCACCTACAACTCGCTGATCAGCCGCACGGATGCGGCGGCGCTCATCCCCGAGGAGGTCGCCCGGGAGATCATCCAGGATCTCCCGAAGTCGTCCGCCGCGATGAGCCAGTTCCGCCAGACGCGCATGTCGCGCGGCCAGCAGCGCCTGCCGGTGCTGTCGGTCCTGCCGGTCGCCTACTGGGTCGACGGGTCCTCGGACACCGCGCTCAAGCAGACCGCCGAGCAGAATTGGGGCAACAAGTACCTCGACGCCCGCGAGCTCGCGGTCATCGTCCCGGTCCCCGAGGCCGTCATCGACGACAGCGACTTCGACATCTGGGGCGAGGTCAAGCCCCGGCTCGTCGAGGCCTTCGGCGCGGCGCTCGACGCGGCGACCCTGATGAACGTGTCCAACCCCTGGCCGCAGACGTACCAGGCGGGCATCGTTCGCCAGGCGTTCGACAAGGGCAACTACGTCACCGAGGGAACCGGCGTCGACTTCCTCGAGGACATCAACCTGACGATGGGCAAGGTCGAGGACGACGGCTACGACGTCAGCGGCTTCTGGGCCCGTCGGAAGGTCAGGGCGCGCCTCCGCGGCCTGCGAGCGACCACCCGCGAGCCGATCTTCCAGGATTCCTCGCAGGGTGCGCCGGCGAGCATCTACGGCGAGCCCCTCTCCTTCGTCGCGAACGGCCCGTGGGTCAACAACTACGAGCTGATCGCCGGCGACCGGAGCATGGCCATCCTCGCCACCCGCTCCGACATCAGCTTCAAGATCTTCACCGAGGGCGTCGTGAGCGACGACTCGGGGAACGTCGTGCTGAACCTGATGCAGCAGGACGCGATCGCGATGCGCGTCGTGGCCCGCTTCGGCTTCGCGGTCGGCGTGCCGGCTACCCTCAATGACCCGTCCGCCGCGGGCTTCCCGTTCGGCGTCCTGGTCAACGCCGGCTCCTGATCTGAGCCGGTCGTGACGCTGCCCCTGCTCGGGGACTACCGGGCCCGGTCGATCGCGCTGCCGTCTGACGATGTTGTCGCGCAGGACATCATCGACAAGGAGGTCGCGTGGCTCGCCCGCAAGCTCGGTGGTCCCCTGGAGGGGAGCCGGACCGAGTCCTTCCACGTCGGATACACCCGAACCGCCGGCAAGCTCAGCTTCCGGCGGTTCACCGATGCCGTCACGCTCGTCGACGGCGTCAACACGGTCCCGACGAGCCAGTACCGACTGATCGATCAGGGCTCGGCTGTCGAGCGCACAGAGCCGAACCTGCCGTGGTGGACCGGCCCGTACGTCGCGGCCACCTACACCCCGAACGATCTGAGCGAGATCGAACGCGCTCTGTACGACCTGGTCGCGCTGTCGGTCACGCCCGTCGAGCTCCATAGTTCCGAGCAGATCGGCGCGTACTCCTACTCGGGCGGCGGCACCGGGAATCGCGCGGCCGCTCGCGCCGTGATCGTCGCCTCGCTCAAGCCGAAGCGCGACCCGCTCGTCTCGCTCGTCGCCGTGAGCCGCAAGCTCGACATCGAGGACCCGGTGATCAACCGGGCGGAGCTGCCGTTGTGAGCTTCGCCGGGCTCCTGGTGCATCCGCTCGCGATCGTGACGCCAGTGCCGACCGCCAGCGACGACGAGTACGGCCAGCCGGTCCCCGGCACGCCCGAGGTCGTCCAGGTCGCGGGCATGGTCCAGCCGAAGACGGCGCGCGAGATCGCCCAGTCGAACCAGGCGGGCGCGGAGTTCAGCGACCACACGATCTTCCTGCTGCCCCGCCACATCGATGCCGCGGCGTACATCCGCGACGACCCGGACGCCGGCCGGCGCTTCGACATCATGGGCATCCGAAGCTTCGAGTTCGGCAGCCAGCCCCACCTCGAGCTCGACGTGAAGCTCGTCGGCTCGACCGAGGGCCCGACGGTGCCCGGCTCGTGACCGACCGCGGCGGGTTCAGGCCCGGGCTGCTGGTCCGGATCCTCAGCAGGCTGCACGCCTGGGCGCAGGAACGCGACCAGGCGCGGATCCGGCGCGAGAACCCGGAGTGGTGGTCGGGCGTCCAGGCCGAATACCGGCGGGCCGATCGGCGCGGGGAATGATCGCGTACACCGGAGGAACGTTCGACCTCCTCCACATCGGCCATCTCGAGCTCCTCGCAGCGTGTCGCGAGCTCGCCGGGCCCCGCGGCCGCGTCGTCGCCAGCCTGAACCGTGATGAGTTCGTGGAGCGGTACAAGGGCCGCCGGCCCGTCCAACCGTATGCGGTACGCGAGGAGATCCTCCGCGCCTGCAGCCTCGTCGACCTGGTCGTCTGCAACGCGGGCGACGAGGACTCGGGCATCGCGATCGACGTCGTCCGGCCCGACGTCCTCGTAATCGGCGACGACTGGCGCGATCGCGACTACCTCGGTCAGCTCGGCATCACCGCTGAATGGCTCGCCGAGCGCCGGCTGTGGATCGAGTACGTGCCCCGGACCCGGGGGACGTCGACGACGGGGATCCGCGCCGGGCTCGAGGCGATCGCGTGATCGTCCTGGTGCCGTCCCGTGGTCGGCCGGCGCGCGCCGCCACGATGGTCGACAGCGTCCGCGCCACCGCCGTCGGCGCCGTCGAGATCCTCGTCCTGGTGGATCCGGACGACCCGGCGCTGCCGGGCTACCAGGCGCACGAGGGCCTGCCGCTCTTCGAGCTGCCGGAGCCGATGGGCTACACCGCGGCGCTCAACCATGTGGCGCGCCTTGTCTGGGACTGGCACGACGCGCTGGGTGCCTTCGGCGACGACGTCGTCTTCCGGACCCTCGGCTGGGACGATCACGTGCGCCACGCGCTGCGCACGCCCGGGCTGGCGTACGGCGACGACCTGATCCACGGCCGGAACCACCCGTCAGCGGTCTTCATGTCGGGCGCGATCGCCAAGGCGCTCGGCTGGCTCGCGCTGCCGGCGACGACGCACCAGTGGGCCGATGACGGCTGGAAGCGCCTCGGCCAGGCGACCGGGACGCTCCGGTTCCTCGAGGGCGTCGTCTTCGAGCACGAGCATCCGGGTGTCGGCAAGGCCGAATGGGACGACACCTACCGCGCCGTCTTCGCCGACGAGCGGGCGAAGGCCGACTACGAGGGCTTCACCTCCTGGGTCGAGACCGGCGGGCTGGACCGTGACGCCGCGCTCGTCCGCCAGGTCGTCGAGGCGGCGGCGTGAGGACCGTCTTCCTGGTGCCGCGCCGGCCAGACAGCGGGCTGCGCGATCGCCTCTGGGAGTGGTGCCGCCGGCGATGGCAGGAACAGATGCCCGACGTGCCGATCTACGAGGGCGAGCACCTCGAGGGGCCGTTCAACCGCTCGGCCGCGATCAACCGGGCTGCCGGGCTCGCCGACGTCGACGGGCACTGGGATGTCGCGGTCATCATCGACGCCGACGTCTTCCACCCGATCCCGCACGTCCGTGCGGCGATCGAGAGTGCGGCTGCGGGCAAGGTGACCTGGGCGCACCGGCGCTGGCGCAACGTCGCCGAGCGCCACCTGAGGCGTCTGCTCGCGGATCCCGACACCTTCGGCCCGGTGCCGGCCGAGGCGCACGACATGGACCTGATCGTCGACGTGACGAACCCGATCAGCTGGTCCTGCTGCGTGGCCGTGCCGCGGGCGACCTTCGACGACATGGGCGGGTTCGACGAGCGGTTCCGCGGTTGGGGATTCGAGGACGGAGCGTGGGCAGCGCTCGTCCGGGCGATGTACCCGTGGAGCCGCATCGACGGCGACATGTACCACCTCGACCACCCGCGCTCCGACGAGCGGATCATCCTCGGCGAGCCGCGCTCGACCGCCAGCGCCGACTACGTCCGCAACGCCCTCCTCGGCCGGCGCTACATGGTCGCTGCCATCCGGGACCACGCCGCGGGCGACCAGATCGGCGAGGAGCGGCTGTCGCCGGAGATGGTCGCGATCCACGTCCGGAACCTGACCGCCGACGACGCGAAGTTCCTGACGATGGCCGAGTCGCGACACATGCCCGAGGCCGCATGGCGCACCTGGTGGCCGACGCTCGAGGAGCTGCGCGACGGGGCCCGGGCGTACCGCGAGGAGCGGTCCCAGCCGAAGGTGACCGTCGTCGTGACGACCGGGGGCGACGAGTCGACCTGGCCGGAGCGGTCGGCGTACCTCCGGCAATCGCTCGCGTCGCTCAACGAGCGGGTCAGGGGACCGATCGCTCAGCGCGTCGTGTACTCGGACTGGGCCGGCCACCGCGACGAACTCGTGGCGATCGCCACCGAGGCCGGGTTCTACGTCGCCGGCGAAGGCCACCACGGCTACACCGGCGCCCGCCGACGGCTGTGGACCTACCTGGCGAAGCGGGCGGTCGGCGAGTTCATCTTCGCGACCGAGGACGACTTCACCTACGACCGCGACGTCGACCTTGCGCCGCTGATGGCCACCCTCGAGGCGGAGCCGACGCTGCGGCAGATCGCGCTGCTGCGGGGCCCGTACTACCCGCGCGAGCTCGAGGCCGGCGGGGTCCTCGCGACGCTTAAGACACCCCACGAGCTCGTCAACCACCGGCCGCACCCGTTCGTCGTGCATCGCGATCATTTCACGGCCAACCCGTCGCTCTTCCGGCGCTCGTTGACCGAGACGCCGTGGCCGTCGGGGATGAGCTCCGAGCGCCTGTTCGGTGATGCGGTGCTCCGCGATCCGGATGCGCGATTCGCCTACTGGGGCAGCGGCGAAGCGTGGGTGTCACACATAGGCGCCGTCCGGGCAGACCTCCCCGGCGCTCCGCGCTGACCCCGTGCTGAGGACCGCCCTCACCGCAGATGCGACGTGGGCCGACCTCGTCGAGCACGAAGCCACATCCCTGCCCACCGGCTACTACCAGCTCGACGACGAGATCATCCGGCTAGGGCCCGATCAGTACGACACTGGCCGCCCCGTGCGCCGCGGTATTGCCGGCACCGACCCCGCCCACCACGACGCCGGCACCCATCTCGTCAGGGTCTTCCCGGCGTTCGTGTCCGACTCGGGCCTGCTTTCCTCGTCAGGTGCTCCGGGCCCAGCCGGGCCGACAGGACCGACGGGCGACACGGGAGACGCCGGACCAGCCGGGCCGGCAGGACCGACGGGACCAGCCGGCCCACAGGGCGACCCCGGGCCGAAAGGCGATGTCGGCGTCCAGGGCCCGCAGGGTGCCACCGGATCCGCCGGCGCGACTGGCCCAGCCGGTCCAACCGGACCGCAGGGTCAGCAGGGACTGACCGGATCCGCCGGCGCGCAGGGTGCCCAGGGCCCGGCAGGGCCGCAGGGTGATACCGGAGCGACGGGCCCTCAGGGACCTACCGGTCCGCAGGGTTCGACGGGAGCGACGGGAGCAACCGGGGCGACAGGTGCCACCGGCCCCCAGGGACCGGCAGGCACCGACGCGACGATCCCGGCCGGCGTCATCGTCATGTGGGGCGGCCTGATCGCCAATATCCCATCTGGCTGGCATCTCTGCGACGGCACGAACGGCACGCCCGATCTCCGCTCGCAGTTCGTCAAGGGCGCCGCGGCCGGGCAGAACCCGGGTGCCACCGGCGGCGCCGCGACGCACGGCCACACGGTGACGCAGCCATCCGCCCACGGCGTGCTGGCCCACGCCGGCGCGGCTGTCGCGGACCACGTCTACACCCAGCCCTCGAATCACAGCGACCACGCCGTCCAGGCGCATTCGGCCCACAGCGGGACCGCGGTCGGGACGAGCGGGTCCTCGACGACGGGGCTCCTGATCGGGACCTCGGGCGCCGGCAGCGCCCACGGTCACGGTGTCGGCACCCTCGCCGGCGCAGCGTCCGGGGCGGGCAGCTCGCACACGCACGGCGGCCCGGCCGATCATGCCACGCACAGCCACGACAACCACGGCTTCACGCAACCCACCATCGCCTGGCCGGCCGGCGTCCCGACGCAAGCCAGCCATACCCACGACGCGCATACGACAGCCGCCACTGGTTCGTCCGGCACCGCGAAGCTCAGCGGGCCGACCACGCACTCGGCAATCGCGGCGGCCATTTCCTGGCCGGCAGGCGTTCCTGTGGCCTCGGGTGGCGCGACGACGCCGACGACGCACAGCGCGACGTCGGGCACGGCGATCAGCCACGGCTCGACCGGCGCGGAGGCGGCGCACACGCACACCGCCGGCGCGATCAGCGGCTCGGTCGCCAACGAGTCGAGCCACACGCACGCGGCCGGCGCGATCACCGAACCGAACAGCGGCGCCGGCCACAACCACGCCGCCGGATCCGTCACCCAGCCCTCGGCGCACAGCGATCACGCCGCGCTGAGCCACAGTGCCCATTCCGGCGGCGGCGTCGACGCGCACGGCGTCACCCAGGCGAACCAGCATCCGACCCAGTCGCACAGCGGCGCCGCCGTCGACACGGTCAACAGCGAGCCCGCCTACTACGCCCTGGCGTTCATCCAGAAGCTCGCCTGATGGATCCGGTCGTCGGGGCGCTGGTCATCGGCGCGCTCCTCGGGGGTCTGTGCGGGTTCCTGCTCGGCCGATCGCGATGAGCCTGGACGCGATCGCCTGCGAGCGGCAGTTTGTGGACCATCTGGCCCCGGTCTGGCGTCTCCTCCCGCCGATGCACCGGGGCCGCCTTCTGACCACCGAGCAGCTGCTCGGCCACGCCCGCGGCCTGGGGCTCGAGGCCGACGCGATCGACGCCGACGCCCTGCGCCGGAGCTCGCAACCGCCCCCGGCGAGGCTCGAGGCCGGCCCGACGGCGTTCGTCGTCTCGATCGGCGACACGAAGGTCGCGCGGCGGCTCGGCTACCGGCGCTTCGCGTTCATGGAGCATGGTGCGGGCCAGGCATACGCCGGCGATCGCCACGGCGGCCGCCATCCCTCCTACGCCGGCGGAGGCGACCGCGAGGACGTCGAGCTGTTCCTGGTGCCCAACGAGTACAGCGCCGGGCTGTGGCGGGCCGCCTACCCGGCTGCACGGGTCGAGATCGTGGGCTGCCCGAAGCTCGAGGACCTGCCGGCGCGCGTTCCGGGCCCGGGCCCGGTCGTCGCGATCAGCTTCCACTGGCCTGCCTTCACGGCGCCGGAGGCCGGCACCGCGATCGGGCACTACTTCCTCGCCCTGCCGGAGCTCGCGAAGGCGTTCACGACGATCGGCCACGCGCACCCGAAGGCCGACTGGCCGGCCCGTGTCGAGCGGTACTACCACCGCGCCGGCATCCCGTTCGTCGCCGACTTCGCCGACGTCTGCCGGCAGGCCGACGTCTACGTCTGCGACAACAGCTCGACGATGTTCGAGTTCGCTGCGACCGGGCGCCCGGTCGTGGTCCTCAACAGCCCGCAGTACCGGCGGAACATCCACCACGGCGGCCGGTTCTGGGACTGGGCGACGATCGGGATCCAGGTCGACAAGCCGGCCGAGCTCGTTGGCGCCGTGCGGCGGGCCCTCGAGGATCCGCCCGATGTCCGCGCCGAGCGGGAGCGCGTTCTCGAGCTCGTATATCCGATCCGGGAAGGCGCTGCGCGGCGCGCGGCAACGGCGATCGTGGATCACTTGACGTATCGCGCGACGCTGGCTCCTGATGCCAAACTCGGGCCTCCACACGACCAGCAAGGGCGCGTACTCGCGCATGGTCCTGAACCAGTCGCGGCTCGATGAGGTGACCCTCGCGGTCGCGGATGGTGTATTCGAGGCGGCGCGGACCATCATCGAGCTCGCCGCGCAACGGGCCCCGGACTCGCCGTACGACCCATACCCGGCCGGCGAGGGCCTGCCGAAGCAGGGCGGCGTGCTCGTGTACGTCGCGAACAAGAAGACCCACGGCTGGTCGATCCGGGGTGACCAGCCCAAGAAGCCCCGCGCCGTGCGCGATTCCACGAAGGCGCACTCGGTGGTTGCGGTTGCCGGCTTCGGCTTCCCTGCTCGGTTCAACGAACTCGGCACGATCCGTCAGCGGGCCCGGCCCTTCCTCGCGCCGTCGGCCCGCGAGGTCCAGCCGCACATCCCCGACATCGTCGGTGCGGTGACGCGGCCGAAGCTCGCGGCGATGCCCTGATGCTCGACGCGCCGCAGAAGGACCCGATGGGCACCCTCATCCTCGAGGCGCGTGCCGACCCCGACGTCGACAACCTGGTCGACGGGCGGGTCCGAGGCTTCGAGCCGGCGAAGGGCGACGCCCTCGGGCCCGGTGAGTACCAGGCGTTCGTGGTGCTCAGCGCCCTCCCGGTGCCGGTCCATCCACAGCTGCCCATCACCGACGCGACGTACTCGGTGGCGGCCTACGGGTCGACGCCGCAGAACGCCTGGGCGGTGTGGGGGGCGCTGGTCAAGGCGTTCCACGCGCGCGGTCCCCGGATCGGCGCGAGCCGGCTCGGCATCTACCGCTCGTGGATGAGCGGTGGCGAACAGGATCGTGATCCCGACACGGATCAACCACTGGTCCGGGGCACGTTGAGGCTCTTCGGCACGGCCCAGGCAGTGCCGGCATAGCGCGGGCGCCGGTACGCCGGCGGCCGGGCAAAGGAGACGAATGGCGATCGCACCGCCGCGGCGGATGGTGATCGAGGGCCAGGACACGCTGGTCGTCGAGAGGAAGCCGCCGCTGCCCCAGAAGCTCGACGAGCTGCTGGCCGCGATGTTCGGTATCTGGGCCCGCGAGGACATCCGGCCCGCCGGTGCGACGACCAGCTGCGAGCAGCTCCGGGTCCACCGCTTCGGCGTGCTGCGCGAGGGCCGGCACCTGGGGCTCGATGGCGAGCTCCGAGACCTGCGGATCGAGATGTGCCGCTCTTGTGGCGCGACCTGTATCCGCGACATCAGCTACGACCGGATCTCCGGTCTGCCCGTCGGTCGGCGCGGGCCACTTCGCCGCGACCTGATTTTGGGCTGGTACTCCGGCAAGCGCCGGGCCGGCCGCGAGTACCGCTAGGAGGTCGGAATGCCGACAGGAACCGGGATCACCACGGACACACCCGCGAATCTCATCGTCGGGGCGGGTGTGCTCCTCCGCGACCACGCCTATCTCGGCGCGACGATCGACAACAACCTCTTCGCCGTCGAGCGGACGCTGTTCACCCCCGATCTCAACGGGTCGATGTACGACCTGCAGGGCACGGACTACATCAGCAAGAGCCGGCCCCGCATCGAGGCGACCCTGCCCGAGGTCGGCGCCTCGGTCTTCGGCTCCTCGCTGCCGGGTCTCGGGGTCACCACCCCGGCGCCGGGCATGACCGTCATCGGCGACACAGGCACGCGCCGCGTGGCCGACGCCGACTACCACGACTACGAGCTCGACGTGCCGCGCCTCAACGGCGGGCAGTTCCAGTTCGAGGTCGACAACGCGATCAACACCGGCAGCTTCCAGGGTGAGCTGCAGGACTCCGGCCTGTTCGCGCCGCGCCTCGTGCTCAACGGCCGGGCCTCGGTCGATCAGCTGCTCGCGGGCACGTCGCCCTGGCGGATCCGGATCCTCGACGTCGCGTCGTGATCGATCCGCTTCCGGTCTTCCTGGCGCTCGGCCTGGGCCTCCTCGCGGGGGCCTGGGCCGGGGCCAGCTACGGCCTCCGGCTGGCGGACCGCCGACGGAAGGCACTCGGCGCCCATGCCCAGCTCGCGCGGCTGTGGCCGGCGGAGCTGCCGGTCCGCTCCGCGACGGACGTCCTCGCCGGCGTCATCCGGGTCGCGCTCGGCGGGACGATCTACGAGCTCCCGGTCCTGCCCCGCGGCGCATCGCGGCGCTGGCTCGAGTCGCTCGACGCGCGATTCGCGATGCTCGCGAACGACCTCGAGCAGGCCGGCAACGACACGCCCGCGATCATGGTCCGCCTGGTCGCCGAGGCCGATGGGCTGTACGAGATGCTGCTCGCCTACGACCGCGCCGGGGCCAGCAAGCTCCCAGCGCGCGAGGACATCGACGAGACCGCCACCGACACCGAGATCCTCCGCGCTGTCCTGGAGGTGTGGCGAGCCGCGAACCCTTTAGCCGCCACCGTCGCCCAGATGAGCGACGAGACGCCCACGACCTCGAGCGCGCCGCCGAGTACGCGGCGGCGACGTACGGCTGGGCCCCGGACCGCCTCCAGGCCGGCTTGACCGATGAGCAGCTGGTCCTCTACTTCGACGCCGCCCAGGACCGCCTCGAGCGCACGACCGAGGCCGAGTTCGATCGGGCCGTCGAGGCGGTCAGGATCGGCACCGTCTTCGCCCATGACGCGCGCGAGTACACGCGCTGGCGCAACCGCCGCAGGGCGGCCAGCGGAAAGACCCGCGGTCTCGTCGGCGCTGAGCTCGAGGCCGCGGTGATGCGCATCGCGAAGCTCTTCCCGAACCAGGTCATCCGGGAGACCGCGTAGATGGCGTCGATCGGCGACCTCATCCTCCAACTCCTGGTCGACGGCTCGCAGCTGACACCGGCAGTCCAGAAGGAAGCCGCGAAGGCCGGCGACGCCGGCGCGCAGACGCTTGGCGCGAAGCTCTCGGGCGGTCTGAAGACGACCGGGATCAAGGCATTCGGCGCGGTCGCCAGCGCCGCGTTCGGGATCGCCACCGCAGGCGCGCTCAAGCTCGAGGAGATCCAAGCCCGGATCACCGCCGAGACAGGCGCCAGCGCGGACGAGGCGAAGGCCACCGCGAAGGTGATCAACCAGGTCGCCGGCGACGAGCGGCTGTCGCTCGAGTCCGTGGCGGATATCGCGATCAAGGTGCGTCGTGACCTCGGGGCGACGGGGCCCGTCGCCGACCAGCTGACCGCCAAGATCGCCCGTTTCGCCCGCGTGACCCGCCAGGACGGCGGTGCCGCGGTCTCGGACATCGACAATCTCGTCGACGCCTGGGGGCTTTCCCTCAACGACGTCGGCGGCCTGCTCGACAAGCTGATCGTCTCGGGCCAGAAGTGGGGCGGCTCGATCACCGAGGACGAGAAGGCGCTCGCCGAGATCGCGCCGCAGCTGAAGGCGTTCAACCTCAGCATCGACGATGGGATCGCCCTGCTCGACCTGTTCAAGGCATCGGGTGTCGATGCGTCCCAGGTGCCGAAGGCCCTGACCTCGGCGCTGCAGAAGCTCAACGGCAGGCCGCTCAAGGACTTCATCGTCGAGCTCGCCGGCATCGAGGATCCGGCCGCACGGGCCAGGCGCGCGATCGAGGTCTTCGGCACGAAGGCGGGCGTGCAGCTGGCGAACGCGATCAAGCCGGGCATGAAGAGCCTCGACGATCTCGGCATCACCGCTGCGGAATCGCAGGGAGCCCTCGACAAGGCGGCCGACGCCCTGGACTCCACCTTCGGCGCGCGCTTCCAGCGGATGCTCAGCCAGGCCGGCGCCAAGCTCCGTGATTTCGGCTCCGACTTCGGTCCGCTGTTCACCGGGATCGCGTCGCTCGCGTCGCTGGGCGGCGCCATCGGGCTCGACGACTTCGTCAAGAAGTTCGCCGGCAAGCTGGCCGAGGCCGGCAAGGCTGGCGGCGAGGCTCTGATCGACGCGGTCGGCACGGCGACCGGCGCCGCGGGCACCGTCATCGGCAACCTCATTGCCCAGGCACTCGACCCGCACAACCCGTTCCTCAACGGCGTCATCGGCAAGACCGCGGCCGCGGCCGGGAGGCTGTGGGGCACGATCTTCGGTGCGGCCGTCGACCTCGCCGACGCGGCCGCCGCCGCGATCGGTCGGATTCCGGGCGCGGGCAAGGTCAGCGCGGCGATCGACAGGACGGCATCGTTCCTCGGGACCGGGTTCGGCAAGGCGTTCGGGATCGCCGCGGCCGCCGGCGCGATCTTCTGGTTCCTCGACGAGTGGAACAAGCAGCGTGCCGGCCTCGCAGTCCAAGGCGAGCAGATCGGCGCGGACATCGCGGCATCGATCGCCCGCGGCAACCTCGCCGAGCTCAAGCGCCAGCGAGAAGCCGTCGCCCAGGCGCTGCTGAAGCTGACCGTCGACCCCGCCACCGTCGGCCAGTTCGACCCGCTCAAGCCCTTCCGGACCCTGCTGGCGGGAGACGAGATCGACCGGCTCGGCAAGGAGCTCGGCCAGCTCGACACCAAGATCGCCGCGCTCCAGGCGACGACTCAGCAGCCGGTGATCAACCCGAAGGCGTTCCTCGGTCCGCCGGTTCCCGCGGAGCTGCTGCGCAAGCAGGGTGAGCAGGCTGTCGCGGAGATCCTGAACGGAGCGTCCGGGGCGATCCGGCACGGCGGCACTGGCGTCGTCGACGCGATGGCCCGCCTGCGCAGCCTGACGCTCGCGCAGATCGTCCAGCTGACGCCCGAGGCGCGCCAGGCGATGGCCCAAGTCTCGCTCGCCCTGGCCAGCGGGATCCGCGACAAGCGATCGGCGATCGATGCCGCGATCGCGCAGCTCAAGACCGACATCAAGAACGGGCTCAAGCCGGGGCGCGAGATCGGCCACGACATCGGGCTGCTGCTGGGCCGGGCGATCCGGCGCGGGCTCAAGAGCGCCGATCCGGAGGTCCGGGCCCAGGCCGAGGGCACGCGCGCCCTGATCGAGGCGCGGCTGATCGAGCTCGTGAAGTCTGGCGGCAAGGCGGGCCAGCAGGTCCTCGACAAGCTCGCCGACGCGATGAGGTCGAAGGACCCGGCCGTCCGCAACCAGGCAGCACGGACGAAGGGCATCATCGACGCCGCGCTGAAGGCTGAGGGGGGCGCCAAGTCTCCGGGCGACAAGATCGGCGAGGACCTGGCGACCGACCTCGCGTCGAAGGGGCCGATCGTCGGCCGCGTGGCCTACGCGATCGGCGTCGACATCGCGCGGAACCTCCGCGCCGGGCTCAAAGGCACGGGCTACGTCCCGCCGTCGTTGCCGTCGACCGGCGGCACACCGACGGTCGGCTCCGGGGGGAAGCAGTCCGGGAACGTCAATTACCAGCACGGCACGCCCTACGTCCCGACCGACCAGTTCGCGTTCCTGCACCGCGGCGAGGCCGTGCTGACCGCGTCTGAGAACGCGGCCCGCCAGAGCTGGTCCGGGGGTGTGACGATCGAGAACCTAAGCGTCGACGCCCGTGGCCAGGCCAACCCGGCAGCCACTGGCGCTGCGGTCAGGCAGGGCGTTGCGGACGCGATGGCCGACGTGCTGCGGTCGCAGGACGCGCGGCTGCCGGTCGGGGTGCGTTCGTGACGGTCGACGCCTTCCAGCAGCTCGGCTCGGTCATCGACCTCGTCGCGGCCGACCACGAGGCCTTCGCCTACCCCGAGGCCGCCGTGCTCACGCCGATCCTCAGCGATGGCGCGTCCGAGCGGAACTTCGTGCTCCAGGGCTCGGGTCTGTCGGCACGCCAGGCGCGGCGATCCTGGGTGGCCGTCCCGACCCCGGACATGCAGACGATCCGCGGCTACTCGAGCAGCAAGGACCAGGTGACCCTCACCGAGGAGGACGGCACGAGCCGGCCGGTGATCGTCATGGACTTCGCGGCGACCCAACGCTTCGTCGGCTACTGGGATGTCAGCGCGCGCCTGGTCGAGACGGCGGATCCGACGAGCCCCGGGTCCTAGCGCGTGCGCGCCCTCACCCCCGATCTGCTCGAGACGCTGTCGTCACACTACCAGGCGGCGGCCCACGGCTATCGCTGCCGCATGGAGCTCGACTACGTCATCGCGGCCGTCGGTGGTGGCGTCGGTGCCCTCGTCCAGTCGAAGCTCGGGCCTGCGGACGGCACGACCTTCGACTCGCCGACGAGCCTCGGCAACATCATCCTCGCCGTGCCGTTCGGCGGTAACGCGGCCGACGTGTGGGAGGTGGACCCCAGGCAGACGAGCATCTGCGCCGTCGACACGAACGCAGTGCAGATCGCCCGGAACATCCACGCGCTCGACGATGGCGGCTACGACACCACCGCGATGCAGGGTCTGCCGGTGGACGGCTACGGCGGGCCGTACATGACGAGCTTCGACTGCACCTTCGTCAGCAAGAGCGCCCTCCTGCTCCTCGAGCTGTCGGGCGTCGGCCTCGACGGCTACCAGACGCTAACGAAGGTCGATCAGCCCCAGAACTTCCTCGTGCCGCACGACCTCGGCACCTTCGCCACCGTCGCCGACGGCGACATCATCGTGGCGAGCTACATCTGGAACAAGTCCGGCGGCGTTCCCGACCCGATCGTCGACGGGTCGGTCTCGGACTTCATCCAGCTCGTCGACGAGAACCACCAGGGCAACTTCTGGTGGTGGGTCGGCTACAAGGTCATCGGCCCCGGCATCGACGGCGCGACCGTGCTCGGGACGAGCGCGGGCGGTCGGCCGTGGGGCGGCTGCGCGGTGCGCCTCCTCGCGGGCCATGCGACGTCGGGCACATTCCATCTGCGGCCGACTTCGGTGCAGACCGACCGCTCGCGCCGCCTCGGCGCGGCCCAGCTCGATGCAACGATCGAGAACGAGGCCGGCGGGATCGGCGTCGCCCTCGACTCGCTGCTTCAGACCGACGCGCCGTGCCGGCTGTTCCAGTGGTACGGCAATCAGGCAAACGAGGTCCTGACGTTCGCGGGCCTGACCGACGTCGACGTCGATGCCCGCGACGTGCGCACGGCGACGATCCGGGCGCGTGACTACATGAAGTGGCTCATCGTCCAGGGGTTCGTCGCCTCGGCGCCCCAGGGGGCGGGCGAGGCCGGCGCAGTGCGGACGCCGGCGAACGGTGTCTATCTCGAATACGAGGCGTCGGCCATCGTTGAGGACATCCTCGACAAGGCGGGCGTGCCAACGGCGCAGCGCGCCGTGACGCCGACGAGCTACGTCCTCGACGAGTACATCCTGTCCGATGGCGGGTCGTGGGCCGACCAGATCATCGGCGACGACCGGATCACGGGGCTCACCGGCTACGAGATGGGGGCCACGGGGGCAGGCGTCATCTACTTCCGGCCGATGCTCGCCTCTGCCTCGCCCGACTCGGACACCGACCCAACGCCCGACTATTCCTACGTCATCGGCGAGACACCCGGCGAGGACCTCGTCAGCCCGAACGTCCTGCGGCTCGACCGGACCCTCGACGACTACGACCTCAAGACACGGATCAAGGTCCGGGCGAGCCTGGCGACGGCGAAGCCGGCCTGGACCGAGCTGTGGCACTCGAACACGTTCACGAAGCCCGTCGGGATCTGGTGGGACTCCGCCCAGGCCGACCACATCAAGGTCCTCGATCGCGGCACGAAGAAGATCTACAACTTCAAGATCACCTCGCCGCGGGCGCGCGACGGCACCGGCATCTACCCGCTGTACGTCGGCGGCAACGTGGACTACCCGCGGGGCCTCTCGGGCGACCCCGCCGACGCGACGATCTTCTGGGTCCTCGACGCCGGCGGGATCCTCGGCCACACGACCGGCAACAAGGTCCACAAGTATCGCAAATCCGACGGCGCCCACCTGTCGAGCTTCAGCCTGCCGGACGGCGTCTGGTCGGATCTCAAGGTCACGAGCTCGTATATCTGGCTGACCAGCCTCTCGACCGACAAGACGCACCGCTACTCGAAGACCGGGACCGCCGGCCCGTCGTACACGACGACGGTCAGCGGGCACGCCCAGTCGAACCCGACCGGCCTGTTCGCCGACGGGACGACCCTCGGCATCTTCTTCCTGGCCCACGCCCGGTTCATCCTCGTCGACGAGACAGACCCGACGACGATCGACTCGACGAACGCCCTCGGCGTCACCTCGGGCATCGTGTCGACCGCTGGCACGTCGATCCTGGGCGGCGAGATCAAGACGACAACCCACGACCGGCTGTGGGCGTGCTCGGACGATCTCGGGCTGATCTGGGAGTTTCAGCTCACCGAACCTGTGACGAGCGCCGTCGCGACCGAGCTCATCGACACCGACCTCGAGGACGCCCTGGGCCTGCTGTCGGGCACGATGGACCGGGTCCACGACGCGCACCCGCTCGTCGCCGCGCATCCGTTCGAGGTCCGGCGGGCGACCCTCACGATGGCGAAGACGATCACGAACGTTGCCCAGGCGCAGGAGACGGCGGCCCGGACCCTCGCCGAGCTCGCCCACCGGCGCGACGTGCTCGACCTCGGCATCGTCGGCCACCCCGGGCACGAGACCGGCGACCTGATCCACGTCACGGACCCGGTCACGGGCATCGACTCGCTGTGGGTGCTCGACACCTACCGCGACAGCATGGACGAACGCGGCTTCCTCGGGACCGTCGCGCTCGTGCCATACGACCCGGAGTTCTGACGATGGCCAGCGTCCGCGACTACGCGATCCTCTGGGTCGGAGCCCGGCAGATCATCGGCGGCGCGGTCGTCGGCGGCGGCAACGCCGTCCTGAACACGGCTCAGCACGACCTGGACGGCCCCGAGCACCTCCACCCGGACTCCTACGTCAAGGCGATCCTCGGTGGCGAGGAGGCGCTCGTCACGCTCGACCCGATGGGCGCCGCCGCGACGGTCGACCTCAGCCGCGGCAACTACTTCTACGGCACCCTCACCATCGATTGCACGTTCACGTTCACCGGCGCGAACACGGGCTACGGCGACATCTTCACCCTGGAGCTCGCCGGCACGTTCGACCCGACGTGGCCGGGCTCGGTCGTCACCGGCGACATCGACCCTGGGACCGGGACGCGGCTGTGGGTGTTCGTGACGCGCGACGGGGGCACCACCTGGCGCGGCTACCTCGCCGGGTCTGGTTCCAACGGCGGCGACATCGTCCCGTACTACATCCCGGCCGACACGAGCTTCACGGTGCCGATCTACAAGCAGGGGCTTTTCAAGAACGAAATCGAGGTCGTCGGCGAGCTCCGCGTCCTCGGCATGCTGCTGGGGGTGACTTGAGATGGTTGCAGGTGCGCGGATCACGCTCCCAGGGGCCGCCGAGGCGGACGTCAACACGCCGGCGGCGGGCGAGTCGTCCCTCTTCTTCGACACGACCCTGACCCCGGACGGGTGGGCGTTCAAGACCGACGACGGGAACGTCCACACCCTCATCGGCGCCACGGGGCCGACCGGCCCCACAGGAGCCGGCGCCACTGGCGCCACGGGGCCGACGGGGCCGACCGGACCCACGGGACCCACGGGAGCAACAGGACCCGCCGGCGCGACCGGAGCCGGGGCGACGGGTGCGACCGGGCCGACCGGTCCGACCGGTCCGACGGGCGTCACCGGCCCCACGGGGCCGTCAGGCGGGCCGACGGGTGCGACCGGGCCAACTGGTCCGACGGGGGCCACTGGCCCCGCGGGCGGCGGGCTGGCCGCCGCCGCGAGCGTCCAGACGACGGGCTCGGACTACACCACGACTTCGGCGACGTACGCCGACATTGACGCCACGAACCTGTCGCTGACGCTCACCACTGGCGCGCATCGGGTCCGGGTGACACTCACGGTCGGGATGACGCTCAGCAGCGTGTCGTTCGCGAGCAACTTCGACGTGCTAGTCGACGGCACGTCGGACCCGGGGCTGGCGAACGGGGCGTGGCAGTTCCGGCCCGTCAGAGCGGGCGAGTACCAGGCGTGGACCCTCGTCTATGTGACGAAGGCGGCGCTGTCCGCGGGGTCGCACACCATCAAGCTCCAGTGGAAGACCAGCGGTGGAACGGCCACGATCAACCGCTCCGCGTTCCCGTGCGTCTTCGCGGTCGAGGAGATGGCGGTGTGACCGTCCACCTGCTGGGCCTCGCCCACAGCGAGACCACCGACGAGTTCGCCCACTGCGCGTACACGCAGCGGACGCGCGACTTCGCGACGCTCCTCGCCAGGGCGGGCGTGCCCGTGGTGCTGTACGGCGGCGAGCGCGACGCCAGCGAGGCCCACCACGTCCCGCTCGTCACCCGCGAGGAGCAGCGGGCGTTCTGGCCCGACTACGTGCCCGGGCGCGACGTCTTCAACGACTTCCACCCGATGAGCATCGGCCAGGCCGTCTTCAACACGCGGGCGGCGGCGGCGATCCGCGAGCGCGCCGAGCCGCACGACGTGGTCGCGTTCACGATGGGCACCGCCCAGCAGCCCGCGTGGGGGTTGCTCGAGCGCGACGACCTGCTGCCGGTCGAGACAGGGATCGGCTACGCGGGCGTGTGGGCGCCGTATCGCGTGTTCGAAAGCTGGGCGTGGCGGAGCTACCTCGCCGGCCGGGGGCCGTCCGACCAGGCGCGGCTGTTCGACGCCGTGATCCCCCGGGCGTACGACGCGGCGGACTTCCCGGCGGGCGACGGCCAGGGCGGCTACTTCGCGTTCGTGGGTCGGTTGATCCAGCGCAAGGGTCCGTCGATCGCCGCCGACGCCTGTCGACGCCTCGGGGCGCGGCTCGTTGTGGCGGGCCAGGGCGTCGCGAGTGTCGAGCCGGGGAAGATCACCTGCGACGACGGGACGACCCTCACCGGGGACGTGGAGTACGCCGGCCTCGTCGGGCCGGCGGAGCGCGCCGAGCTCATGGGCGGTGCAATGGCCGTGTTCGCGCCGACGCTGTACCTCGAGCCGTTCGGCGGCGTGTCGGTCGAGGCGCAGCTGTGCGGCACGCCGGCGATCGTCGCGGCGTGGGGCGGGCTCGTCGAGAACGTCACCGGCGCGACCGGCTTCGCCTGCGCGACGCTGGCCGAGTTCGCGGACGCGGCGGCGCGGGCGCCGGAGCTCGACCGCGCGACCGTCCGGGAGCACGCACTCGCGACGTGGACTCTCGAGGCGCTGACGACGCCGTGGCTCGACCACCTCGCCCGGCTCGACACGCTGTGGACCGACGGCTGGTATGCGTAGATGCTGTGGCGACTGCTGGCGGCCGCTCGCGGCGGGGGCGTGGAGCTCACCGTGCCCCTGAGCGCCGACCAGATCGCCTTCTGGCAGGACCAAGCCGCCCTGCTCGACCCGCTCGCCTACGAGTTCGTCAAGGGCTCGGCCGTCAGCCGCACCAACTCGGACGGGCGCCCGTGGTACCTGGTCAACGCGTGGAACGTCGCCGCGGTCAGCCCCGGTGCGCGGCGGTTTCACCGCAGCATCGATGTCGAGCGGGCCACGCCGGTCCCGGATGGGGCGACGATCACCACGGCGGCCGACCCGACGTACGACTTCTACGTGTGCAAGCCGAAGACGGTCGTGGACGCCGATGCTCGCTACACGAACGACCCGATGGGGCTGTGGTTCTCCCGGATGCGCCAGCTCGGCACGCTGCCCCAGTACCACCTCGGCGGAACCGCCACCGACTCGTCGGGCCACAACATCGCGTTCCCGACCGACTTCGACTACGGGATGCTGCTCGAGGTGAGCGTCATGGACCTCGCGTGGCTGATCCTGTTCTACAGCGACGGCACGACGGGCGTGAACGTCCTCGGCGAGGTCAGCGACACCGTCGGCATCCGGTGGGCGGAACGGTGCGTCGTGCCGTTCAACCCCGACACGTTCCCGAACATCCGCCTCCAGGGCGTGGGCTCGGGTTCAGGGGCCGGCAACGCGGTCTACCTCAAGCTCCCGGGCGGCTGGTGACACCCGATGCGATCGCACGCGCGATGTCGACGGGCGGTGCGATCGCCACGGGCGGCGTCCTCGAATGGCGGAACGGCC